TTCACGCGCCATTTATGCCTCCACCATCGGCAGCCAGTTAAGGACTGAGCCGTCATAAAAATAGGTTGTCCGCGCCCCGTCGTTTGTCTCGTCAGCCAGCACAATGACAAACCCCGGCGCGGTGCCGGTTACATCAATATTTGCATACGTCGCAAACGTCCCACGGTCGCCGGTTCCGATGGCGACATTGTGCAATGTTTTCGTGATGCTGCCGGTCGTGATGGCAATGTCGTATTTTCCAGAGTCGGCGTAGAACGAGAAAAACCCGTACATGTCAGCGTCGATTGTACTGTCATCAATGACCGTTGTCCCTGCTGAATCCGACCAAATGACGGCAGCGCCACCACCGGCCAGCGTGACAACAACGGAGGCATACGGCGCAACGCTGACGGATTCGTCGGCGCTGAAAACTGATTGCTGATAGATGTGTTTGGCCATGGGTTAGTACTCAATCAAAATGATGCCAGTCGCCCCGGCCTGCCCCGTTCCGCTACCAGCACCTCCGCCGCCGACCGCATAAGCAATCAGGTCGCCTGGTTCGACGGAAAGGACGCCAATACACGTTGCCCCGCCACCGCCTCCGGGATATCCGCCGCCGCCATTGAATGGAAGCACGTCGACTCCGATACCGCTGCCGCCATCTCCAAAAACAGTACCGCCGCCGTTGGTAAATCCACCGGTCATCCCGCGAAGATTTAGCGTTCCGCCTGTTGCCGATGCCGCCCCCGTCCCCGCGCCAGCAGAGTCTCCGGCTGGCCCGCCACCAGCCGTCAGCGTGGAAAATGTCGTATCCGTTCCGTCAGTTCCAGCCGATCCGTCTCCGCCGCCGCCTCCGCCTCCGGTAGCGGTAACCTTGATCCGGTAAACGCCATTAGGGACAGTCCAGTTGCCAGAGCCTGAAGTTATAACCGCCATGGCCCCAATGCCGTTAAGCCACGGCGCACCTGTTCCGCGCTGTGCGATGCTGACCGGGTTTGTATCCAGCGCCGACGCAGTTGCAGCGCGCAGAATCTTGTTCGCGCCGAGGTCGTCATTGTCCAATGTCACATAGCTTGTCGCTGTCATAGCAGTACCTTTCCGGCAACGCTGCCGTTTATGAATCCGTCATCCGCCGCGATGAACATGTAATAGGCCTGCTCATCTGTTGTCACATCGCTGTACTCATCGCCAGCCGTGAACGTGTCCGGAGCGATGCGGGCAAATGCGCCAACCCGCCCAGATGCAAACGCATCCTGCCTCGCCGTGATCTTGACCGTGTCGTCACCGCTACGGGATTTTAGCACACGAATGAGTGTCGGCAGCGCCTCGCCGAACTCATCCACAGCGGCAATTGTGGTCAGGTTGATAAACTCTCCCGTCTTGATGCTGTCGTCCTTGCGGTCTAGTTGTAACTCAACCCTGAACGGGACAAACGAGCGATTGAGCAGCATCCGGTCAACGAGGCCCGTCAATTCCGCCCGGTTGCCGGTAGGATGCCATCGCCCGAATATCGACTTTGACCGGCGTCCGTTGTACTCGTTGACGCCCTGGGAGTCGGCATTGATGGTCACAAAGCCGTCGCGATAGTTGCCGATGTCGTCAATCTTTTTCACGGGGTCGCGCTGACCCATGGTCACAAAGACCTCGTTAAGCAGACGCTCGGAGTCGTCCAGGCACTTCACCGACCCGCTGATGATATGCTCGTCGTCGTTGATGCTGGATATGATTTCCGTCAGGTCAGGCGGGCGAACACACCGATACTGGATTTCGCGGCTCTCCTCGTCCCACCAGATGGCCCACGTCGATGTCTGCGGGACCAGTTCGTCAAAAGACTTTTTGACGCCTTCAGGGTCGCACACAAGGCGCGTGATCCGGAACCCGGCAATCCATGTCGTTGATTCAGCCAGCCAGTCAGCATAGGGGATGTAGGCGGAGTCAATGGCAGCGCCATCCTCAAGCAGCACTTGGAAAACATCAATCGGACGCATTGCCTTAAAGTAGGCGCATTTCTGCACCAGGTCGCCTGCCGCGTGTGTCGTGCGTGTGGTTTCGTACTGGTCGAACCCGCCCACGGTGACGCCGGTCAGCCGGATGCCGCCTGTGTGCGCGGTCGTGCCGGTGTACTTGTAAATCTCGTCACCGATGCGGACGGCGCTGAAAGACGGCTCCCACGATTGGATTGCGTACTCGGTTGGCCGGTCGGTGATAATGTCCAGCGTGGTGTAGCTCGTTGTCGCGTCGAGACTGGTTTCCAGTCGGCCAGTGCTGCGAATCGGGTACTCGGCCCTGTCGTTGTCGGCCAGCTTGAGCGGATCTTTTGCGGTCAAGACGACATTGCCACGGCCCCAGCCTTTCAGCTCCTCGGCAATGAAATCCATGCGCTTGCAGTTCGACAGGCTGAACGGCTTATGCACGTATCCGCGATACCATTTGACAGAGCGGCCATTGTAAAACGGCCAGCGGTGCTTGAATCGCGGCCAAAACGTGCCGCGCTCCATGGGGTTGTATGTGCGGGCGGATAGATACGGGTCGATGCCGATGTCATCATGTGGCGCGTCAAGCAAGGTAAAAGATACTGAGGTGCGTTTTCCGAGACCGTTTTCGGGGTCTGGCTCTCCGCTGTCGGACTGAACTGATTTCAAAAACGGGATGTAACCATCGGGGCAGATGCTGGCCGGAGTGCAAAACGAGAGTGTGAAATCGGACGCGGCGTAGTTTGTTTTGTCCTTGCAGGTCGCCCATGAGTTGAAACACGTGGCTGTGGCTGTGCAGGGTGCTGTCCCGTTCGTCAGGCTGCACTTTTCGACCGTGATCTGCATCACGTCGATGCGCTCGCGGGCTGGGTCAGCTTTGAGGGTGTCATAGGACATGCTTCGGCCCCTCCATCTTCAAAGAGATGCGCATGGCGTCCGTCTGCGAGTATGCTGCCGTCGGGTCGCCGGTCACGGCTCCGTACACGACATGCTCCGGGAAATCCTTCAGGTTCCACGCGAGGAACACGCCTACCGTCCGCATCAGTTGCCGGAGGGCCGGCCAGTTCGTGCCGACCCAGTCCGGGTCGATCATGTCGAACTTGAGACTCTCCTCGATGCGCTGCGACTCGACCGACGTGCCGAGAATCTGGCCGGTAACACTTGCGGTGTTGCTCAGCTTCTCACTTGGGTTGAAAAGTGACGGTTCGTAGCCAACACCGATGCCGACCGGGATTTGTGTCCTTGCCCCGGCCTTGAACACAGCAATGCTCGGCGTCGAACTGCACACAATACGCAATGCCGACGCGCTGACCGACTCAAAGACCCACGCCACGCAACCGGCCCCGGTGCGGCTCAATGCCGAGCCAATGGCAGCCCAGGAACTGCCGTTGTACCATTCGAGGGTGTACGTGCCAGCGGATGCCGTGACGTAGATCGCGGCATAGTTGATGGATTTGGAGCCAGAAAACGTCGCCGTGATCGTTGCGCCCGCTGTCGGCGTCCACCGGCTGTAGGTGGTCATGGTCCGCACAGCAACCGATGTACTGCTGCTGTTCGTGGCCGTCATCGTCGCTGACCTGACCTCATCCGCAATCAGCAGGTGAGGCAGGAACCGGTTAGCGTTCGTGATGGCTGTTGCAATGTGTGTGCTGCTCATTGTCTTACAAACTCCACTCTGCCAAACCGTGCGCCGTCCACCAATCGTTCGCCCATGGCCTCCATTAGCTCGGCCACATCCTCATCTCGCCACAGTCCGCGAGACTGGATGCGGATGTCTACAACGCTGGCCCGCACAGGCTGTTGCTGTGATGATGCAATGCCGGACGTGTCTGGTGCTGATGCTGCCCCGCCTGCGCTGCCTCCACCACTCGAAGATGCAGACCCGCCACCTCCGAAACTTGTAGATGCAATCGATGCAATGTTTGCGGCTTGGGCAGCGGCGGCGGCAGCTGCAAACGCAAATGCCAGCGGAGGCCCGCCGAGCTTGCTGCCCCACTTGAAAGCATCAACAACGGATTCGCGGGCGCTTATCAGTGCATTAGCGATTGCCGCAGCCTTTCCGAGTTCGAAAAGTTTGCGGCTGTGTGTATTCATCAGCGCTGCAACGTCGGTCAGCGCCTTTTGCGTGTGAGTCCTTTTTTCAATGGCTGATTTTTTGTCAATCGACAGCAGCCTGTTTTCGTGATCCTTGGCCATCTTCTCCTTGTAGGCAATCTGTGATTCCTTGGCAATGTTCTCCATTTCCGCGTATATGGCGTAGTCGGCCAGCTTGCGCTGATACTCAAGATTTTCGAGTTCGGCCTCTGATGCGAATTGCTCTTGCAGGCGCTGGCGTTTAGCCTCATACGCCGCGTTTTCCATCTCGGATTCTTGGGCAATCCTGTCCATTTCCGCGACAATCTGGTTATTCCAGTAGATTTGCTGGTCAGCGGCGCGTTTCTCGGCGGCAGCGCGCTCCTTCTCGGCCTTCTTGTCAGGTTCGGCAGTGGCTGTTGTCTTGCCTTTTCCGCTGCCTTGTTTTGTGTCGAGTATGCCGGTACCGTCCAGCAGCTTTTCCAGTTCAGCGCGACGGGCCAGGAACTCGCCTTGCGCTTTGATGTTGGCGTTCTCGGCAAGAATGGCAGCAGTCGATGCTTGATAGGCGTCCTCGTAGGCCTTGTAACGTGCGTCACCACGCGCCAGCGCACCGGAGATGGTGTCGCTGGTGAATATGGCTTTTGATGCCTCTTTCAGTGTCTGAAACCCGCTCACGCCTTTAGCAACAAAATCCGTGATTTCAATTGTCAGTAGCTTGATGCCGGTGCGGATGTTGTTCGGCATGTCAACGAAGGCCCGCCAGCCTGCGCCCATGACGGCTTTGATGGCCGCACCCACGCCGCCGATAGCCTCGCCTGCGCCGTCAATCTCGTCTGCTGCACGGCTGAATGTCTCGCCCCATGTGACGGTTAGGCGCGTGAACTCGGTGAAGATGGAATTGTCCATGGCTTCGGACAGGCCCATCAGCGCACTAGCCACAGCAGACGATGCGCCGACCGTCTGATCCATTTTGCCGACGATCTCAATAAATGAGTTTTTGATGGTGGTCGTTGCGCCTGCAATCGTCGGAGCCATGCGCGCAAACTGCTCATCAACAGCTGCCCCTTGCTGGTTCAATGCCTCGATGACAGCGGCGGATGTAATCTTTCCTTGTTCGCCCAGTTTCCGCAGTTCGCCAACCGTGACGCCCATGCCTTCAGCAATCGCCATGGCCAGCGCCGGAGCCTGCTCCATGACGCTGTTGAGTTCCTCGCCCCGGAGCGTACCGGACGCGAAAGCCTGCCCGAGTTGGGTCAATGCGGCTTCAGCAGACTGGGCGGACGTGCCGGAGATTACCATCAGTTTGTTGATGGTTTCTGTCGTGTCGCCCACTTCAGACAGTGACAGCCCGAGCGCCCCGGCGTTTTGAGCGAGGCGCTGATAGACTTCGGCGGTTGCTTCGAGCGGTGAGCGGGTACGCTGGGCAATCTCAAACAGGTCAGACTGCGCGGCGTATAGCTCGTCGCTTGATTTCGTGACCAGTGACAGCCGGTTGGAAATGGTCGTGTAGGCTTCAGCGGCCTGCATGACCTCACGGACACCAAAAGCAGCGCCCAAGGTAACAGCCAGCGATTTCATGGCTGATGCCGCCTTTCCGCCCGCTTGCGTCAGCCCACCAAGCGAACCGGATGCCTCGTCAATTTGGCGGTAGTCGGCCCGTAGAATCAGTTCAGCCAGCGTTGTCATCGGTTATGGCCCTCTGTACAGCGGACTCTATCCGCATGATTGTTTCCGATTCCCAGCCGTGCAGCGGGATGCCGACCATTTGCGACCATGCCTGTAGCTCCTGCCATGTCAGCGCCTGCCCGCGCTTAATCTGGCAGTAATACGCCCACAGGTATTGCAGTTCCTCGGGCGCATCTGGTGTCGTCAGCGCCTTCGGTTTGCGCCCGGTCTGCCGCCATACGCTCGTCAGGTGGTCGCGGAGTCGTCCGGTTCCGCCTTTTGGGGGCTGCTCAAGTCGGGCTTCGGCTCGGCAGTGCTCAATGAGCCGGTCGAGCCGCTGCCGAAAAAAACAGAGGCATCCGATGTGGTGCGGTCGAGCCAGTCAGCCAGATACGGCGCATTGGCCAGCAGATTCATGACCCCTTCGCGGCTGAAATCATCTTCCAGCGACCATCCGGAGACGGACGAGGCAAGCAGGTCCATCATGGCGGCATCACGCAGTTTCTTGCGCTCGCTGTCGGGTGTGGCCGGGTCAATCATGGCGGCAGCGGTAAACACGGCTGCCCGTTTCTGCCGGAAAGAATCGGAATCGGTGTGGTGGACATGCAGCCATTCCGCTGTCAATCGCCCATCACGACCGGGAATCATGACGCGGCGACCAAGGTTGGCCGCCTCCAGGGTGAAGAAATCAGATGCCTTCATTATGCGCGCTCAATCTTGAGTTGGGTTGCGTCGCTGCTGCTGTAGATGGCTTGGAAAGGCATCGTGATGCTGATTTCACGCTCGCCGCCTACTTCCGGCTTGCCGCCTGTGAATTTGACCTTCGGCAGCGTGAATGTGTACGTAGCCACGCCGTCTGTCAGGGTGAACACGATGGCCACTTCGCTTTCGTCCTCGAAGGCATCAAGCAGGGTGTCGTCCTGATAATACGCAGTCAGCTCGCCGGTGACAATCGAGCGGCCAGCCGCGCCACGGATGCGGGTGGTTTCGCCCACAACCGGCAAATTTTCAATGCCGTTTTCCAGCGTCAGCTTGATGGCGCTGATGCAGGTCACGGCACTGCCGCCCACCGTGATTGAGCCTGACGGAGAATCCATGACGTTTTCGTTCGGGTCGGCGGTGTAGGAGCTGCCAGCAATAGCCGTGCCAGATCCTGTGTCGTCCATGCCCAGCACGCTAAACGTGCCGGTGACGATTCCGGTCGCCGGGCATTCCAGGCTGAACGAGTTGAACTCGCAGCCGACGGCGCGACGGTAGCGGGTGACGTCGGCGAAGAAGCGCTCAATGGTAAATGACCGGCGAGTCGTGCCAGCCTTCAGCACGTCAGTCGACCACGTCCCCATCATCACAGCTTGCAACAGGTCATCCCACGAGGCATCACGGAACTCAATCCCGATGTCGCCGGATGCCTGACGGACGCCGTGGCGGAAGTCGTTCAACTGCCGGTCGGAGCGGATGGTTTCCGACTGGAATGTCTCTTTTTCCAGACCGATTGAATGACTGGTCGGGTTGATGACCTGAAAAGCCGGAGTGGCCGGGGTAGTGCCGTAGGTGACTTCAGCGATGTACGCGAGCCGAGCCAGTGAACCGCCTGCAATTGCCATGATTATGATCTCCGCACATACGCGCTAAAGTTGATTGTCAAAACTGACCGTAGCCAGCCGTTTTCGGTTGATAGGGTGGTGGGGGTTGCGCCCCAGATTACGACCTGCTGGCCATCATGGGTCAGACGTGTTCCGGATGTGTAGTCCGCGCAAATCTCGTCGATCTTTTCCAGCGCCTCGCCATCTCCGCGCCCTGTGCGGTACATGAGGTCAACTTGGAAAATGCCGGTGACTTCGTTCGTGCCGTCATCGCCCAGCGTTGCCGCATCGCTGCCAGCCCACAGAACAAACAGCCGCGCATGGTCGTCGCCCGCTGCCGGATTGTAGTCCCGGTTTGGATAGTAGGTGGTCAGGCCGTAAGCGCCTGCTGACCATGACTCAAACAGCGCGGATTGAATGTCGGCGAACCTCATACCTGATTCTCCGCTGCCGATTGCCTGACGATGCGGAGGATGCGGGCGTGATTGATGCGCACCATGCCACGAGGGGCCTGGCTGCTGCCGCCAAATTCGATCTTTTCCGCGTAGTCCATGTTATTGACGAGGTAGTTTACCGATCCGGCCCCGCCAATTTTGCGCACGGCTTTTGCAATGGTAGCGCCGCCGCCCTTGTCTACGTCAGCTGTCGTGCCGGATGTTGGAGATTCTTGCGATGCCTGCCAATTTCCACGCAGTCTCCCGGTATCAACTGGCGTAGACATAATCGTGCTGGAAAACCATTTGATTGTGATTCCCCTGCATGTCTCATCCAGCGACTTACCGACGCGACGGGCGAATCGTTCCAGATCGGATTCAAAACTCATCGCCGAACCCTCACGACATAGGCAAGGATGGTTCCAGCGGGACGCACTTCATTGATTTCCTGAATAGCCCAACTGCCAGCAACACCAGCGCCCAGGATGATGCCGGGAGCGCCGCCGACGGTTGTTGCGGTCGTGTCTCCGATGCTGGATACGTCGATGCGGTCGCCCATCCTGACCTCAACATCCGGCATCATGACGAGTTCGCGGTCTCCGGACTGGATGCGTGTGCCGTCAACGAGACGGCGGGCGATCTCGCGGAAAACGCCGATGGATGCGATGACGGTATTCCCGCCAGATGTTGGCTTGTTCGTCGTGTTGTCAAAATTGAGCGCAGGCCGAACAATGTTGACCGCCGTCCCGTACTCAGTCAGCAGCCTGGTGACAGTCGCGGCCATGCGGTCATAGAAGGCAGTCATGCGCGCACTACCATCAGCCCGCTGTTTTTCAGCAGCGTCCTGAGAATGGCTTGCGACTCGCGGGTTTTCGTAACCTTCGCGGCTTGGCCGGGGTTTGCGTATTCGACTTCGACAGCGCCAGCAATGTTCTCACGGACGACGGGGAGTGCCGATGCCGGGTTATACATGTCGAGGCCTGCAACTTGCTCAACGGTGAGCGCGCATTGGCAGTTGATAACCTGGCGGGGGATTTCGTTGTTGAGCCACGCCCAGCCTTCGATGATGGCGTTATTGCGTGGCCAGGATAGCGGTTGGTTGCGCTCTGTCAGCGTACCGACAAAACGGTTCCGGTTTGATTCGAGGTAGTCGGTAGACTTGACGAGATAGGCTTCAACGGTTGCGTCAGCGGGCAGGGTAATGCCACGCACAGCCGCGTAGAGCTTGAAATCAGCGAGAGAGATGTAGGAGTTGGCCCCGCTTACGACTGAGCCATTTTCAACGACGATAGCCATAATATCACCCCTCAATTATCTCATAACTGCTCGGGGTTACTTCAATTGCAGCCATAACCGTTATTTTTGCAAAAACAAAATCATCGCCTGATGATATTTTTCCAATTTCAATTCCTGTGACACCAGTCATGGCAGTGCCATCAACAATCACAACCGTTCCGTTAGCTGTGCCATCAGACTTTATCGAGACGTTGCTTATTGCCATGGCGATTCATCCGCAGGTGGGGTTGTGGGCGTCCTTGCCCGGTGTACCTTAGCCCAGCAACAGCGCGGTGTGTTCCGGCTTGATGTTCTTCACGCCCCAAGCAAGGGAGATGTGATAAACGACCTTGCGGAAGCCCGGATATACCGAGACTTCAAAGGTCAGGCCAGAGCGCGGGTCAGTGATCTGCATCACGTCGATAGCCATGTCACCGGCAGCAGGACGCGACGGCAGACGAGCGGCCAGCACGATGGCGGACGAGGCAAACGCCATGTTGCGCGGGCCGGTAGCAATCACGGTGATGGCGCGGGTTGCAACGCCTTGGGCCTTACGCAGGCCGGGGGCGGCGATGGTGATGCTGTCGCCAGATGCCGGGTTACCGCCAGCAAACGAGACGGAGGTCACGACGTACTGATTGGTATCGTTGGCCAGTGTAATCACGTCACCGGCAGCGACTACGCCCGTGCCAGCGGTAGCCAGCGGCAGGACGGTTTGACCGACAGTAAAGGCGGCGCTGGTGGTCGTGGCGTTTGCCATTGCGCCAGCGGTCGGAGTGACAATCTGCGCGGATTCGCGGATGGCCATGCCGGACGGACGGACGAGAATGCCCTGCTCGTTGATCGGAACGTCACCGCGCCCGACCTGGACGCCGTACAGGGTATGCAACTTGGCCCCGGCAGTGGTATCCACAATCAGATTCAGGCTCTGCGGATTCGCGCCGTTGTCCAGCAGGATCTTGCGGGCGTCCATCGCGCCTCCAAGGGTCGTGGCGAACGGGGTAGTAGTGGCAGTACCGGCAGCGCGGGAGGTAGTCGCGTACAGGGCAGCAAGGTCAGCCTCAACCTCGTTGACCAGGGCGCGCATGGCTTGCGTGATCTGGTTGTTCTGCACGTTTGAAGCGCCGGGGCCGGAGTTCAGGCTGCGCTCTTCCTCGCCGTTCCAGGAGAACGGGCGAGACTTGCTCTTTGTGATGGTGATTGCGGTTGCGCCAATGGTCTGGTCGTATTCGGACGGAACAGACATTGCGGGCGTGTTGTCAATGGCGGCATTGGCGGACGGGGCCACGTCAACATAGACGGACTGGCCAACAGCGGCAGCAGAGGCGCGGGCATCGAGGGTTACGGCAGGAATCAGGCCGACGAGTTCGCGGGATACAACATCGAGGGACGCATAGAGCGCGGGAATCAGGTTCGTCAGGGTGTTGGTGGTCATAGCAAATTACCTCAGGTTCAGGAGACTTTACCGCCAGACTTGATGTGCGCCATTCGCTGGTCTGCACTCATCTGGCCGAATTGGGCGCGTGTAACGGTTATCGCGGCCCCGCCGCCTTTACCACTGCCACCGCTGGCCCCGCCACCGGAAGCGCGAGAACTCGCAATCACCGGCGCGAACGCCTGATTTGATGCAAATTCCGCTTTGAGTTCGTCCAGGGTGAGCGCCGAAGGCTTGCCATCCTGCCCGATAACCACAGTTTGCGGCTGTCCGTCGCGAATGTCAACAGAGAGCCGGGCGCGGATGTGGGGCATCAGCAGGGAGGATGATCCGGGGATGGATAGCTCGTTGGCCATGCTGACCGCGACGTTATCCACCAGCAGTTTATTCAGGGTTCCGCGCATGTTCCCGAGTTCGGCTTCTTTCGCGGCAATGCCTTCGTCGTATTTCTGCTTCCATGACTTGTCGAGCGCGTCGACGTCGCCAGACTTGCGGGCGGACTCCTCGGACGCCTTGCGGGCCAGCTCTTCGGCTTCCTTGGCTTTCTGCGCTGCCGACTTCTTTTCAGCCAGCAGCTCATCAACCTTCTTTTTCAGGCCGGTCGTGTCTTCAATGCCATCGACCTTCAGCCGGAACTTTCCGGATTCGGTCTTGTCGTACATGCCAGCAATGGCGGCGTCCAGACCTTCGACGGTATCAACTTCGTATTTCAGCATGGTTTTGCTCCCGGAGCGTGTGCGGCCCAGCCGCGTTATAGTCCTGCGCGAGCGAACGCGACAGGCTCAAGTTCTTTCATTTGCTCAAGTGTGAGCGGTTCAAAATTCTTACCCAGGTTCAGTTCCGCAAACCTTTCCGCCGACAGCCCGCCCTTGCGGAACAGTTCGCCGCGAGTTGGGCCTAGCGCCACATCCTGAAACGCATCCGGCTGCGTCTTGAGCCATTCATAATAATTCTGACCCGCAGATACTTGTTCGCCGCCGTCTGCGCCTTTGGATGCGCGGGTTGCGCCCTCGTCGAGAATGTCAAAAGCCGGGTCAAGCACAGCGATGGTTGTCGAGCGGCATTGCGGGTGGAGTGGTGGGCGCGGGCCGGAGTCAAGCGGAAATCGTTTGCCGTCAAGGCTGCGGCATTGGATCGTTGTTCTGGAATCAAGTGCGGCAACCCATTCCAGCCCAAGCACGATGTCATCGTTTGCGCGGAAGAAGGTCTCGCGGGCAACTTGCGCCGAGTGCTGCACGGCTGTCCGCACAAGCACGGTGTTTGCCCGGTCAATCTGCGCCAATGTCCCATCCTGGCCGCGCATTTTCGAGGTTCCGCGCAGACTGCGAACAATCTCGGCGGTGTTTTTTCCCTGATAATAACCCTGCTGAATGACGCCATTTACATATTCGATGCTGTCATCCGTCCAGCCCTGAAGCCACGGCTCAAGCAATGCGCCCTGGCGGTACCCCTGAACGGCAAGCGGTGCAGTCATCACGGCTGTCCGCACCTGTTCCGGCGAGGGAATGACGGACTCAAACGGGACTTTTGAAACAGTCTGGAGATTGCGCGCCTCAAGTTGGGCCTGATACACAGCGGCGTCTATTAGGTCGCCCGTCAGTTGCGTGGTGTAGCCGCCAAATATCGCCCGCAGGTCGCGCTCGATGGCGTCCAGCAGGATCTGGATGCGCTTGGCGTCGTAGGTCTCAATATCGGCCGCAATCAGCCGCATCTGCAAATCACGTTCAGCCTGTTGCAGGAATGGCTTGAACTTGGCGACCTCTGCGGACTTCAGGCGGTCAAGCATGACCTGCTGACGCGTGGCCAGCGTGATTTGCTCGGGCGCTGTCTTGCCTGCCGGTTCAGCCATTCATGCCGCCCATGCGCGGCACGGTGTCGCCGGATTCCTCGCGCAGGTCATCGTCGGTTTTGTCGGCGCTGACGAGTTGGAGTTTTCGCATCAGTCGGTAGAGTTCGGAGTCTGGCAGCTTGCCGAGCTGGTTGGCGGACAGTAGCGCGGTCAGCAGTTGGGCATCCACGGACAGTTGCTCTTTGTCCATTTCGATGCTGTATTCCACCTCGCCAGCGCCGCCCATGTACATCTGCGCATAAAGCAACGCCTGCTCGTATGCCTCGCTGACGTTTTCGCAGACGAGCGACAGGACGGAATGGTTTGCGGCGACTTCAGCGCGGGCCTGTTCAGCAGTTTTTGCGACTCCGCCAGGCTGCATCAGTCGAGCGCCGAGGGCAATCATGCGGTTTTCCAGCGCAGTCAGTTCGGCTGGGATGGCTTGGTCAGCCGGGGCGATGGCGTATTTAAAGTCGCCACCCACCGGCAGCGGCAGCATGGCGCGGCTACCCATGGCCACGTTGTTTTCTGCCAGCCAGTCACGCCAGGATTCCGACAGGCCGGTGATTGTCGGCTGAGGCTGGCCAGCGTAAAACAGAGCGTTGTACCAGTCAGCGGCCAACTGGTAGTGCTTGGCGTTGAGGCTGGCAATGTCCATCAAAGGGGCGTTGTCGATGCTCGTGTCATTGTTCTCGCTGCCGATGAAACAGAACGGAATCTCTGACCACGGCAGGCCGTTCGCCATTGTCGGCATAGATTCACCGACGAGGATTAGCTCATCAGGCCGGTTGGTGTCGCGCTGCCACAGCCGGACGACATAGACGCCATCCATCAGCCGTAGTTCGCGCCATTGATCGACCTCAGTTAGCGAGAAATCACCAGCATTTATTGCGGTCTCGCGGATGACGACGAGCGACAGCCGGTTGATGGCCCCGACTTTCTCCGTCCGCCAGTTGATGACCGCTTCAGGAGGATACGCGATGACATTGGGTCGGATAGCGCCGGTTTGCATGTCGGCGACGGACAGCGCTCCGGAGGACTCAGGGAAATCGACAAACAGTGCGGCCCGTCCGGCTCGCAGCACATCGGCGGCGACAGATTGTGATTGCTGATAGATGCTGATGCCGCTGCCGTCAATGTCGGTGTCCACGTATTGCAGGTTGGCGGGCGTGGACAGTTCCGGCCATTTGCCGAACGCCGCACCAATCATAGATTTGCATGTCTGGCCAACGACCGGAAAAAGGCAGGCGCGTTGCAGGTAGCGGGCATAGATTGCGCCGTTGCTATCATCGCCGAGCATGTTTGGGTCTGGCAGGTACAGGACGCCTTTTGCTTTGACTGCGGCCTGTCCGTCAATGAAATCCCGGGCCATTTCCCACTGCGGCAGAGCCTCGCGATAGTCGGCGCGCTCAAATGATACGTTATCGGTCATCAGAAGTTCATCCGCATTTTTGGCATTCCGGGGGTATCGCCACTCTTAATCATGCCGCCCAGTGCATAGCGGCAATTGTGCACAAGCACGCCAGACGCAAAAAATTCTTCCGCATCCTCCACCATTAAATCATACACTGCATTTCTTGTCCCTGTATCTCGCACGCATAGCACACGATCTTCCGCAATAAACGGTTCTTGCGTACTTGCTGACGGCAAAAGGTACGGAGCATTCCCCGCACGCCCTTTGCTCGTTATCAACCCCGGAATCCCTTCTGGATGCAGACTTGCACTTGTTTGAGCAAAAGACATCCGAGCTTCCGATCTTTCTTGCTGTAAAAACACCGCCGCATTGCTGGCAATTTTTTTCAATGCCGGTGAAGTTTTTATAAGCCAGCGCACCAATTTCCTGATGCTTTTTTCTTCCCTCCGTGGATGCGTGCCACGCTTTTGATAGCGGCCTAATCCTGTCAAGGTGCGCTTCGTGCTCATCTGATCTTCCGCCCCATGCGCAGTGATGCTGACGGTGGTCTTTTGCGGTAATGCAATCAAGGTTTGAAATGTCGTTGTTTTGCTTGTTTTCATCCTTGTGGTGGATGTGATGGCCGTCAGGAATGGGGCCAAAATTATCCTCCCAAATTTGCCTATGCAGGTATAGGCATCCTCTGGGCGTAGACCTCTTGAAGTAATCTCGATCAGATTTGTTTTTTGCGGAAGGGTATCTGTGCCACCGACATCCGCCGTATTCGATGCATTCTGATTCACGCATGGCAAGCCACTCAAGGAAAGTATCCTGTCATTGTAACCCATGCTATCCATTCGCACGAATCCTTTTTGCGCGTTAAAAATGCGGTGGTCTTCTGTTGTCCTCAGTGTCCTTCCGCCTTCCGTAACCATCTCAAAAATTCGGGCATGATCTTTTATTTTTGCTGCCGCCAATACGGTTTTCCATCCGCGCCTTGTCATCACAAGGTCGCCAACAACTACATCCTGAACAGGAATATCGCCCCGCATGGTTGCAATCATCTGGCCCTTTTCAATGCAGGCATCCCAGTAGTGGTTATTGGCGTCTTCGATGTCAGGCAGTATATCACCCGTCCGTTTGTCTGTCTTGAAACTGTACAGCCTCGCCTCTTTCTGCATTTCCACGCATCGGGCGTGGATGACAATCTGCTTGAACGACTTGATGAATGAAATGCCATCCTCAACACTCCCTGCCCATTTCTTCACTGGCTCAATGCGGGGCATGTGCGGGCGCTGTTTGTTCGGGTCTGGACGTTTCAGGTAGCTGATGGACTCAGGGCGGGCAGAGTCTGCGCGGACGACATGCGAACAGATGCCAGGGATGCGTTGCTCCAGATAAGCGGCGGTGTCATCCAGTTCCAGCCCGACTCGTCCGGCCTCTCGCTCAATCCACAGCCGGTTGTCGTGTATCCAGCATTTGACGGCTGCGCTCGGGTCGTTGGCGAATCCGAAATCAAGCCCGTGATATGGGCCTTGCCAGTCTTGCGCCGGGTCGAACTCATCGACGCGCCATTTGCCCTTGAATATCTGGCTATCGGACTTGCTGTTGTAGCCGCCCTCCCATACATGCGCGAAGGAATCAGAGTTGTATTTCCGGTCGTACTCGCGCTCTTTGCGGAGCGTTTCGGGAAGGAACGGGTTATCCGTGCTGTTGACATGCACCAGAATGAATCCATCCGCTTCCGGGCCTGTCTTGGGCCGGTCGGCAAAAAACTTATCAACAGGGTCATCAGGCTGGTCGGGATTCCAACTGAACCAGATTTCGGATGACTCATTGCGAATGGTCGGGCGCAGCAGTTCCAGGGAGCGGGCAGACAGGTTTTGCGCTTCTTCCACCCATGCCCGGTCGAATCCTTCCAGCGACTTGATGCTGTCGGCTGTGTGGTCCTGCATCCCCTGAAAAATGATGATGCCGTTGCCGTTGCGTGAACGGATCTCGGTGAGCGTGACATCGAACAGATGCGAGACGCCAAGCGCCGTGATTTTCTGCTTCAGCAGCTCGCGAGCGGAAAACTGGAGCGACTTCTGGATTTCGCGGATACATACAGAGCGTTGATGCGGGTTTGCCGCGTGCTCCTCGATGAGCATTTCGGCGAACAGATGCGATTTGCCGGAGCCTCGTCCACCTTTTGCGCCCTTGTACCGGGCAGGGTATAGCAGTGGCTCAGCCCATGCGGGCGTCTCAATTACCAGTTCCATCGGGGGTCGGCTTGATGATGCGGCGAGTGATCTGGGTTACTTGCACAGTGCCGGTATGCTCGGTCTCAGATTTGTCCTTCCAGCCGAACCTGTTTTTCATGTTAAAAATCCAGACGGTCGAATTGCCATCAAGGCCCATCGCCATTTCCCGGCCCCGCTCTTCCCACCAATGCTCACACAGCGCCTTGGACTCCTTTATGGTTTCACGAAAATCATCGGAATCATCAAGCAGGGTTTCCCATGCCGACATTCCAATGCCCAATTTGCAGCGGATGGTTACAGCGGATTGCCCGTCTTGTCCACACTGACGAACGATCTCATGCCAGTCATCCGGAAGGTCTGCTGTGGTCGTGCGCGGTCTCCCCAGCGGTCTACCTGTTGTCATTACCGCTTCCCCCGCATCTGCCACAATTTCGGCAGCAGCAGCACAATCTGGATAACCGTGTAGATGATGGTGAGCACAATCAGCCAGTCTTGCAGCGGGTGGCCAGCAATCACCATGCCGGAGACTACGACCGGCGGCGTAACCTTGGCCGTCACCGCGCCCACCTCCGCTACGTGTTGGGCATGCTCAGTTCTGTCAAGCATTGCCTGTGTCCTTGGTGTTGTCTTCGGCCAGAATCAGTTTAAGCCCGGCGGATACCCCAGCAAGAGCTGACAGGTAGGCGGCGTAGGCCGGGAATACTGGCGTCAGTGCCAGCGCCACCAGACCGATACCCGACCATGTGGATTGCCGCTCCAGCTTGCTCTTGATGCGGCTCATGGATGCGCTCATGCGTCACCTCTGAGAGTTTTACCGGATTGCAGGTCAGCCAATGTCAGACCGCCCGTGTATTGAAAATGCGGGAACTCCGGAAAGCGCTTCCAGTCGCCAGCCCATTCCAGCCCGCAAGATTTCCCGATGTCGCCAATTTTGCGCCAGAGCCTGCCAGCGTCGCCGGTCGTGCTCCAGCATGGCTTGCCGTGAACAATCGGCACAATGTCAAACGCCAGACGCCAGTTATGCCATGACTGCCCGCCCTTGGCGTTGGTGACCACCGGGCCTACTGCGCCGCCCCGTCCTTGCGCATAGAGCGCATCCTGACTTTCACGGTCGCGGTATGTGCTGGTAATGAGCAGCGTGATTCCGTCAGCATCGCAGGCGGAAATCATGGCCAGTGCGCGACGCTTGACGGCAGGGTGAAGGTCGTTGAGGTCACGCGATGAAATCATGTTGGCCTCTGAATAAAAAACCAGGCGCTTGTCCGGGAAGGGGATATTCAGAGTGTAGCGGTGGCCGCGAGTAGTTGCAACCACCGATAGTGCGGCATGTCCGCATGATCGGAATCCAGCGGCGCGCACCATTTCCGGACAGTGCGCATGTCAACGGCCAGCAGTTCGCCCGCTGCCTGCTGGGTTAGCCCTGCATGTTTCAGCAGGGCGCGGAGGTTGGCGGGGGTGTAGCCAGTATCAGGAAAATCAGTCATTGCCGCTTTCCTGTGCCTCAAGCAATGCAAGCTCATCTTGCAAAACCTTGATCTGTTCAGCCATGCGGTACTTGCGCACAAAGCGGGCGGAATCAGCGGTGTCTGCCCATTCCTGGCTGTACTGAACGACGCCAGCAGTCTTTGCCCATGCCAACACGCCGTCAACGATGTCGCCTTGAATCTGGTACGACGCCGACAGCATATCAACAATGTCGCCATCGACGGCGCGGAAGGTTGCGCCGGTCGCGGCTGCGGCTTCAATCCGTGCTGCGTATTCGCTGAAGTTCATGATGTTCATCCTGTCTAGCATTTCAATCAGGCATGGCGCTGGCTTAATCAATCCGCTCAGCATGTCCGCCTGCATGTTTGGGTTTATGGTTCGTGACGCTCTGGCCCAGCGGTACAGCCTGAGCCAGTTGCGTTGTGTGCTCACTTGCGGAGTGCGTCGTAAACTTCACCGGCCAACTTGGCGTGAGTTCCTTCGCCAAGCACTGCGTCAATGGCTTGCGGCAAGCTCTTGCCAGCGGCAAGTTGTTCCAGAATCTTGGCGCTGATTGCTGCGTTTTTGATGGCTTCCATGATGTTCACCTATTTCATTCCGGTCTGCGTTATTGCCTCCCGATGAGTTAATAATAGGCCACCATCGTTCCCATGTAAAGCTGTATCGGCATAAATAGTTCCTTTTTTTGCATCGCTGGCGAACGGAGTGCCAAGGCCAATCCATCTGCATCCACATAGTGGAATGGGGCAAACGCCGTAGCCAGGGCATGGCGGCTCATCCTGGCCGAACAACTCCGGCTGGATCAGTTCAGTATCGGGCGACATGTCACCCTCGCAAAATACCATTTACGCCCTGCAATGCGGTCGTTCAGGTGTTTGTACATGTCAGCCGTGAAGTCGGTTGGCATGGCCTTCTTAGCCTCGAACTTAACCACGTCTTCCCGTATCAAATCACCGTCCTCGTACCGGATGACGGCTGACACCTTCCAGTTATGCGGCTTGGTGCAGTACCGGGCGCATCCGTTTTCGTGACGTATCGGGCCTTCGATGCCGGACGGGGTGACACGGAAGGCGGCGAATGGCTGGTGTTGGAGTGGTTTTTTCATACTAGCCTCACATCAATCCCATAGCGCAATTTCATCAAATGAATTTTGAGTCGGAATACTGGATTTTTGCGCAGGTGTGGCGATTTCGCATCTTCGACGATGTCCCGGCTGATGCCGGAATCACAGTACACAAAATCAGCCACGTATCGGATGTCCGGCTTCTTGCGCTGATTCCCGTTTTCGTCCGGCAGCGTGACTGATTCGGCCAGCACAAACGCAACTTGACGGCGCAGGCAGGTAATCACGCCAGCCTTCTGCATCAACCCCAATTCCTGCCACCGTTTCAGTTCTCGCCCGCTATCGAACATCATGCCGTTATATTCGCGTTTAACGGCCCTGTGTTTGTTCGCCCGTACCTTCGCACTACCGTACGCACGAACGGCGCTAGAAGTGGCCTTCCCGGTCGTTGTTGGCGTGGATTTGGTCATGATTCACCCCCGTCATAGCATCCGCACGGCATTGGCTTCTCGAAATGATCCGCGAACATGTCCGGCGTGGCCAGCATCGAACCCCATGACCAGGAGCGACCCAACCCCTTTACCGACGACAGGTCAGCATTTTGCTCGATAGCGATGGCGCGGGCCGCAAGATCCGGATGCAGCGCATGTAACTCCAGTATTTCACCGCGACGCATATTTGGGCAGAAAAAACAGGACGACTTCCCAGGCAGCGGCAGTCCTTCGTTTTTGATAGCTGCCACGCAATCAGCCCGACCCCATCCGTAATCAAGCAGCGGGTAGGCAACAGTGTATTTCTGATCGTCGTAGTCGCGAACCCGGTGCGATTCATCCGCATCGTAGCCAATCAACTTTACGACCCTGCCGCCGCTTTTCCAAACATCCAAAGCCAGCGGGTGATGATTCAAAAACTTGTCAATCGGTTGGATTTTGAACTTTTGCGAACAGGACTTGAATCCGTAGGCAATGCTTGGCAGTGCACCGCGATTCAGGCAATCCTGCTCCAGCGTCTGCTCCTGGCCGTGCTTGTTGGTGTTACGGACAACCGTCAAATCCGGGAATCCGTTGCGATTGAGCCAATCGCGCTTAACCTGCATGTATTCGTATGTGTGCGGCCTTTCGCTGCCGGTATCCGCAAACACGATTACATCGGGCGTCACGCCAGCATCGCGCAACCCAATCAGCATAGCCATGCTGTTTGTTCCGCCTCCGTCCGACATAACGATCATGTCTGCGCCCCGATATGCTCAAGCAGCGCCTGTTCAGCCGTTTTCAGCGCAACCATCCCGGCTGTACACAGGCTGAGATAACAAAGCGACTCCCAAGTTTCCGGCGTGGCGTCCAGTATTTTCAGCAGCGCCCGGCGGCGGTACTCGTTCGGATTGACAATCCGACCTTTGCGCTTGATTTCGTCGCGGATGTACCACAGCGCCTTTTGCAGATCTTGAGCCGGTGCGCCTTTGTCGCGATGGCGGAAAATGTACTTGAACGCATTGCCTCGATTGAACGACAGGTGGCGCGTAACCTGGATGCATTCGACGCCAGAAGCATGTCCGCAGTAGTGGGCGGGGCTGTTTACCGGGTCGGTCATTGCGGAACTCCCCAATGATGTTTTTTAACCTGCCCGGTGACGTACAACTCAAGCGCATCCGCTTTGCTGATTCCGTTGCGTTGCGCGTACTGGCTAACCGAGTTGTTGCAAAGCCCGTATTTTTTGCAGTGCGCCATCAGCGATGCAGTCTCTCCACGAAATACAAACGCCTTGCTTTTCGGCTTGCTGATACCGTTGCGCTCAAACATACGGATAGCGGCCTGATGCGTCATGTTCGCCAGCAGGCCGATGGTTTCCCACTTGCCGCCGGATTGTTCAATCAGTTCGGCCAGCACTTGTGGAACAGGCTTACCCGTCCGCGCTGATTCGCGTTGTTCCCATGATCTCATGGTGTAATCCCCGTTGCGTGGAGCGGGCTGGCCGCTCCGTGTTGTTTTCAAGCCGACAGGCTTGCTTGAGTCCAGCCAGAAATCCACGCTTTCATTTCCTGCGCGCTGCGCTTGTCGCCAATCTTGCGGCCCTTGAGCATGTCCATCATGTTTCCATCAAGGCAAGGCGCGCACTTGATTCCGGAAGCGAAAGCGATTGCGCCGAAGGTCTTAGCTGCTTGAGTGTTTGCGTTCATGGTGTTGCTCCGGTCTGCCTGTTTGGTATGCCCCAAGTATTGCACTAGCAATATCATCCGTCAACCACTTTCCCGTAATCCGCTCGTAAATAACCCGGCTGACGTACTCCGCGAATCCAGCCGGGTCAGTATTGGCCCGTTCACGCATACCCTGCGCCGTCTTTTCGGACAGCGCGTGGCAGTAGTGGCCCTGTTCGAGTTGGCAGAGGCGGCAGGTGACTAGGTGGTGGTGGAGGCTCAAAGCCACGTATCCAACTCATAAAACCGAAAGGTCGGGCCGTCATATCCGACGTTTACCGATCCACAGCCGCCGTTCCTATTCTTGCTGACGATGATCTCAGCCTTCCCCATGTTTTCCTGCACGGGGTCTTTGTCGTACTTTTCCTGGCGATGCACAAACATAATCAAATCGGCATCCTGTGCAAGTTGGCCGGTCTCGCGCAAGTCCCCGTTATTCGGCTTGCGCTGGTTCTTTTCGACATCCTTCGTTAGTTGGGACAGGACGATAAACGGCGCTTTAAAATCCATCGCCATGCGCTTCAGTTCGCGGCTGATGGTGGCCAGTTCAGAGCTACGGTTAGGGTTTGACTTGTTAGCCTCCATGAGTTGCACATAGTCAGCCATAACCATCCCGATGCCGCCATGCTCACGGGCTATGCGCTTCAGTACTGAGCGCATCTTGGCTGGGGTCATAAGCGATGTGTCACACACCTTCAGCAGCGGATTCTGCAAACGCCCTGCAGCCGTGTAAATCTTGGTCAGCTCGTCGCCCTTTGCCGATCCACGCTTGATGCCGGAATAATGCGTCTTGCTTTCCGTTGCCACCATGCGTCGCCCAATGTCAATGGCGGGCATCTCCAGGCTGAATATCACCAAGGGAAGTTTTGCGCTTTCCATGGCGTTCTGCATCAGGTTCACGGCAAAGGCGGTTTTTCCCATGCTTGGAGGCCCGGCGACAATGACCATGCTGCACTTTTGCAGGCCGTCCGTCATGTCGTCCAGTGGTGGTATGCCCGTGCTTATGCCGGAGATTCCGGGGTTTTCCATGGCGCGCTCGAAGTCGGCACAAACATCACGGAACAACTGGACGCCATCAACCAACGGAACATCATCCGACATGCTCCCGGAAATTACGGTTGACAGGATGCTTTCGGCCTCAGCAAGCAACTCGTCCAACTTGCGCCCTTGATGGTTTTCAGCAAGTTCGGATATCTGGCTTCCGGCGCTCATCAGCAGGCGGATGACAGACACCTCGCGTATCCGCTTGGCGTACTTCATGGCGGCTGCGGCTGACGCATAGGCGGACGAGGCTATCTTGGTCAGGATTCCATTCAGTTGCTCGCGCCCTGTTTCCTTCAGGTGTTCCGCAACCGATACGGCATCAAACGGCCTGCGCATGGCGTCAAGGTCTGTAACAGCCTTCCAGATAGTCCGGTGAGACGGGTTGCAAAAGTCTGTCATGCTGACGATTCCCATCAGGTCGGACAGGCAATCCGGGTTTTCCATGGCTGCGGATATTACGTTCTGCTCAAGTACTGTTGTGTCGAGTGATTGCATTTTATTTTAACCCTGCTTGGAGTTTTGCTTTTCTTGCAAGTTCGCGGTCGGCGTCAGTTGTTGGCGGCTTTGGGTCTCGTTTGATTTGTTGCAGCGCCATCCATCCCGGCCCCTCGCTTGCCGCTGGCTGCGCTGACGGTCTTGGCGCTTCGTTGCGCTGCGTCTTGAACCAGCGGATCAACAGGTTTTCCCATTCGCCCTGATTGTTCTCCATCCCCTTGGCTTCGTAGTAGCTCCGGAACGCCGCCAACGTCTCCGGCTTAATCAAGTCTGGGTTGACGCCTTGCGGAATCGCCCTGGCCTTCAGTTGGCCAGATGGTTGCCACTCTAACGTCATCAGCATCTTGATTCTGTGCGGTGCTTCAACCTCGCTGCTGAACAGCTTTTCGTGGCTCGGCTGGTTCAATGCTGGTTCTTTGTGGGTTAAGTGGTGGTTAGGCGGCACCTCCTGCCGGTCTAGACCGGCACCTCCTGCCGGTACCCCGGCACCTCCTGCCGGGGGTGCGGCGTTTGGCGCAGGGGGTGCATTTGCTGCCGGGGGTGCGCCATTTGCCGGTATGGCCCTGTTTTTGAGGGTCAGTCTGTACAGATTGCTCTTGTTGAACCGGTGCTCAATAGCCACAAAACCCATGCTTTCCAGCTCGGAAATGGCGTCACGAATCGCCCGCTCGCTCAATCCTGTGCGGTCTTTCAGGTCGGCCATTGACGGCCAGCAGGTGTGATTGTCGTCAGATGCCCGGTCAGCCAGCGCAATCAGGACGTATTTTTGCGTCGGCTTCAGCCCTTTGATGCTCCAAACTTCACTCATGATTCTGATTCCCATGTCATTTCCTGGCCTGCTTTGTGCGAACGTCAAGCAGCCATTTTGTGGCAATCGTCGAGGCTTCGCTGTTTTGGTGGCGGTCAGGATGGCAAAGCCGAATGATTCGCATCAGCATGTCATCTGGGATGGTTTCGCTGATTCGGATGTACACCGTTTCAGGCTCGGGCGGAGGCTCTGCGGCCTTCTTCATTTTGATGTAGCAAGGGACGCAGACTGTTTTCCAACCTTCGTCGGCAACGAATCTATCCCCGCAGTGCTTGCAGTTCTTGATTGGCATTTTGCGCTCAATAAAAAACCCCTAAACCTGGACTGTGGTCGAACTCCCCGTTAGCGCCGAGTGGACAGGCGGGAAACGCTAATGGAGACACAGTTCAGGTTTAGAGGCTCTGATTGCCTGCCCAACTCTTTGCCGCTGGATTGGTTTCGACCCCGACACCAGCACACGTATTTTACCGCATATTCCGCACCCTGTAACCTAGAAAAGTGCGTCTTGCGTGTTCGTGGCGCTCAGGCAGTGCGGCGACGCCCACACCGTTTCACTGCTGGAATTTTCCTTTGCCTCGTCTGTCATTGCGTACCCCTTCCTGGCCGTCCAGTTATGCAATTTCCAGCCTAGCTTCAGCAGATCGTCGTGCTCGCCAGCGTGACCACAAATAACGATCCTTAGCTGCTTGTTGTCGCCGTTCGCGGCACACCAATCGCGAACCTGCGCCGATATTCCCAGCCCCATTCCGCCCGCGCCGTAGTCCATCGCGCCCTTGTCGTATGGTGGGTCAAGAAATATTCCAGTCAGTCCGTGGCGAGTTGTCACGCTGTCCTTGCATACCCTTTTCCAGTCGCCGCAAGCTACGCGAACATCACGCAGGCGGGCGTACAGCAGGTTAAACCACTCCGCTATATATTCTCCCCGCCCGGCGCTCAGGTGCGGGAGTTGGCGGTTGATGCCCTGCCCGGCGCTCAGGTGCGGGAGTTTGCGGTTGATGCCCCGCCCGGCGTTACCAAGGTGCGGGAGTTTGCGGTTGATGCCCCGCCCGGCGCTCAGGTGCGGGAGTTGGCGGCTATCAACTATTTTTTCGCCATCCCACACCCACGGGCCGTTTCCGGAACACCAACCAGAGCCAATCCAATTACACGCGCCCCAGCACCACCACCCCGCTATTTTTGCATCGTAAAAATCCGGGTCATGCAGAGCCTCGCGTAACGACTCTGTTTGACGGACAAGCCAACTGTGCCGGGCCAGCAGATCGGCTTCATTCACCGGCCAGTCAGCATGAAAGGCAACAAGTGACGGGTCTTTTGATATTGCGCGCCAGAAATTAGCCACAAACCCGTCAAAGTCGTTTATGGTTTCCACTCCGCCACCATCCGGCCTTCCCAGTATCATTGCGGCGCTTCCCGCGAATGGCTCAACATAGTTATCCGGCTGGCCCAACAAAGACCAAACCAGCTCGCAGGCGTTTGATTTCCCCCCGAAATAGGGGAATGGCGCGGCAAGTGTTCCAGCGATTGATTTCAATTCGTACCTCGAAAAATAGGACTACCCGCCAATTTCGGCGGACAAATGCAGATTACATGGGAGCGGAAATAATTGCAAGCGCAATATTTTTAGGGGGGGTGCGGAATGGTCGCCGGATGGTGCGGTCAGCGAACTGATCCCGTCCGGCGTGAGTTGTGCTAGCCAAGCAGGCGCTTTACCTGCCGATCCATTGCGTTGAGATGGATTTGGTTGCCGTGCTTGTCCTCGGCGAACACGCCATGCACCACCACCCGCGCCTTTGAGTTGGCGCGAATCAATTCTTCGCGCCATGCCTTGCTGTATGCTTTGTGTCCCATGATGTCACCTCGTTGTTTTATCGAAACGCGGATAAAAGTTGATAATTGGATGTTGCAGCGGCGGGAATCGAACCCGCGACCCATAGGAACTGCCGACTGTTCTACGCTGCAACGATCAAGACACTCCCCGACCACTACCGCCACCAGGCTTGTCATAGCTCTAAGTCAATGCCTTGATCGTTGGCCTGTTGACCGGACAGGCTCCGGGCTACACTGGGCGGGCCTTTGTGTAGTCTCGATGTTGCTCTGTGTTTCGACAGCGTTTCCGCTGGATGTCCCGACAGATGCAACGATCAGCGCCCTGCACCCGTTCGGGCCGTCTTGTGACGCCATCAGACACAATGCTGATTCCGGGTTTTCACCGGCAAGGCGCTGATCGTTGGGCTGGTTACGCCAGCAACTCGCATCTGATCGACCCGGCGATGAACCGGAGAGTTTTCCCATTTCACCACGTGTCTACTGCATTTTATCCCCTATCCTGACGCCCGCCGATTGCCGTCAGCTAAAACGCAGACCCTCATCCCTGAGCCGATGCAGTGCCGGTTCCTTGAAACGCTTTACGCCGCCGGAAGATGCGCTTGTATTCTTTTTCAATCGCATCACCCAGCTCTTTCGACATCTTTACGCCGCGAGTTCCGCCAGCCAATGCGCTAACATGGCCCTGAGTGCAGCCAATTTTTTCACCCAACTCTGTCTGAGTCATCCCGGATTCATCCAGGATTGCGTTGATAATTTGCTTGTAGTCCATCGTATCGCCCTCTGTCTGCCGCTACTATATAGCGCCCGCAATAGTCGCGCAAGATTATTTTTAGCGTATGGGGTTGACGGCATTTATTGCGGGTGCAATACTCAATCCATCGAAACGAACCAAGGAAAACGACAAATGAGCCAGCCCATCCACACCACCATCGAACTGTCCGGCGTCAAGCTGGAAGTGATCGGAACGTATTATCCTGGCGAGTCGGCCAGCGTGGATTGCCCCGGCGAAGCTGAATCTGTCGAGCTTGAGCAGATGCTCACACCGAAAGGCGACGACATCGGCGAACTGATTGCAAGCAGCCGCGAGCTGCAACGAGACGCTGAGGAACTGACCATCGCCGCCCACAAAGAGGGCGCGCTGTGCGCCGCTGAAGATCATGCGGATTGTGTCCGCAAAGGAGAGTTCAAATGAAAGAGAATCTGATTCTGGCGGCAATCGCCGTTATTGTCGTTATCCTGTCGGCATCAGCCGGAGTTGTTGCGGCCTACATGACGCTCAAGCATGGCGCGTCGTTCGGCTTGATACTGATAGCGTTTACCATCGGTGCTGTGCTGCTGATTGACTGGAAAGGTGAGCGCAATGTTTGATCTCGAGCGCCACAAGCAAATCAACCGGCGGATGCTTGAGCCGTTTCCGCCTGAGTTGGTCGGAGAATATCCCGCAGTTGACGTACTGCGCCAGGTTCACCGCATGGCAAAAATAACAGCGAACTTGCTGGATGACGCCCGCATCTACGGCGACATGCCAGACGAACAGGAATATTCGAATTACCTGCAATCCGTCGCATACGATGCGGCAAAACTGATGCTCTCGGCTGCTGAAGATGCGCTGCGGGCGATGACTGACAAGGGGATGAAAAATGAATAAATCGGAATCAATCGCGGCGCTGTCTGCCGCACTCGCCAAGGCTCAAGCTGAAATCGAAAACGCCAGCAAGACGGCGAACAACCCGCATTTCAAAAGCAAATACGCTGACCTCGCGGAAGTGCTGAACACTGTGCGCCCGGTCATGTCCCGCCATGGCATCGCCATCGTGCAGATGCCGTCGTTTGAATCCGGGCTGGCCAGCGTGGAAACCCTGATGACGCACAGTTCCGGCGAGTGGATCAGCAACATCTGCTCCGCGCCGGTCAGCAAGCAGGACGCACAAGGCGTCGGCAGCGCCATTACCTACCTGCGCCGGTACTCGCTGGCAGCGTTTGCAGGCATCGCCCAGGAAGACGACGACGCCAATGCAGCCGTCGGCCAGCGTCAAGCGCCAGCTACCGCCAAGCCCGCAGAAAAGCCAGCTTTGCCTGATGACCGGTTCCGCGCCGCGTGCGATGCTATCGCGTCCGGAAAAACGTCGGTGCAGATTGTCCGCTCACGCTACGCATTGACGGCTGAACAGGACAACGAGTTGCATGTTTTGGAGTCCGCACAATGATGATTATCCGCGCATCCGCGCTCGGCGAAGTCATGGCCCCGGCAAAGAAAGCCGGGGAGCTTTCCGCAGGCGCGAAGACGTTTGTTATGAAGGAGTTCAGGCGCAACCTGTTTGGATTTCGCGAGCAGGTTAGCACAAAGGAAATGGAAAAAGGCTTGTTCTGTGAACAGGCCGCCATTGATCTTTACAATACGGTTTTTTTCACGGACTGCACGAAAAACACAAAACGCATAACGAACGATCACATCACCGGCGAGTGCGACATATTCACCGGCGACACCGTGATTGATCTGAAATGCTCATGGAGCATGACATCATTCCCGGTGTTTCACCGAGACGCGCAAGACTCCGGTTATGAGTGGCAACTCCGCGCCTACATGATGCTCCTGGACTGCCCCAAGGCTGTGCTGGCGTATTGCATGGTCAGCACCCCGGAACACCTGATTCGCTGGGAAGATCCGAGCATCCACGCGGTTGACCACATCGACCCTGTTAAACGTGTTACGCGCCTGTTTTACGAACGTGACGCGGAAAAGGAAAAGGCTATCATTGAGCGCGTGCAACTCTGCCGCGACTACTACAACCAACTCGCGGACGAGTATTCCGCACAAACGAGGTGACACCATGTTTATCGAACTAATCCGACTCGGCAAAGACGCTGAGCTGAAACAGGCTGGGCAGACTGAAATCTTGAGCCTGTATGCCGCCTATGATGTCGGTTTCGGCGACAAGAAGAAAACCCAATGGATTGGCCTGACCATGTTCGGAAAACGCGCCGCACAGGTCGCGCACATGATGACGAAAGGCACACTCATTATGGCGACGATGGATGAGGTTCAGGTCGAGGAATACAACGGCAAAAGCTACCTAAAAGCCAAGCTTGTCGAGTTCAAGTTTGCAGGCGGGAAGAAACAGGACGGCCAGGATTCCGAACCGGCACCGCGCCAGCAACGGGCAGCACCGCAACCGGCCCCGGTCGATGATTTTGACGACGGAAGTGACCTCCCGTTCTGATGTAGCCACAATAAAACTATTGCGCCAGCATTGACTAACACCATTGCGGGTGCAATACTAAACGGACTGAAAAGGGGATTCAAAATGACGCAAGAAATCGCAGTAATCGACAACACTGCAATCGCTCAGGCTTTTGCAACTCCATCCGGCATTGACGTGCTGATTCAGCGCATCAAGTCTGAGGCATCCGCTGAGGTGCCGGACTTGACGACAAAAAAGGGCCGCGACCGTATCGCATCGTTGGCCTACAAGGTCAGCAAGACAAAAACACTGGTAGACGACTTTGGTAAAGAACTGGTTGCCGAAGAAAAGAAGCGCCTCGCCCTGATCGACGCCGACCGCAAGAAATGGCGCGACGAGTGCGACAAGTTGCGCGACGAAATCCGCAAGCCGCTGACGGATTGGGAGCAGGCTGAGTCTGACCGGGTGCAGCAGCACAAAGACGCCATCCAGCAACTGCGCGAACTGTCGGCGCTGGCCATGGGTACCGACTCCGCAGCCATTTCCAGCCTGATTGCTCAAGCCGAAGCCGTCACGCTTGGCGACCACTGGCAGGAGTTTGCGGCAGAGGCTGGCAAGGCCAAAGACGAAACGCTGTCAATTCTGCGTCTTGACTTGCAGCGCCGTCAGCAATACGAAGCCGAACAGGCCGAGCTTGCCCGCCTGCGAGCCGAGGCAGCACGACGCGAACAGGAAGACGCAGACCGGCGCGCCGCTGAAGCAAAGGCTGAGGCCGAACGATTGGCCGCTGAGCGCGAGGCGCAACGCATCCGCGAGGCTGAAGAACGCGCCCGCCGTGAGGCTGAGGGGGCCGCTGCCAAGGCTCGTGCTGATGCAGAAGCTGCCGCCCGTGCCGAACGTGAAGCCATTGAAGCCAAAGCCCGTGCCGAACGTGAAGCCGCAGAACGCGCACGCATCGCATCAGAACAGGCAGAGGCCCGCGCCAAGGCAGAAGCCGAAGCCGCGAAGCTGCGCGAACAGGATGCCGAGCGCCGTCGCATGGAGTCGGAAGAACGCGCCAAGCGAGAGGCCCAGGAAGCCAAAGAACGCGCCGAACGTGACCGGGTTGCAGCAGTCGAGGCCGAACGCCAACGCGCCGAACGCCAGCGCATTGCGGAACAGGAAGCGGCGGCGAAGGCTCAGGCAGAACGCGAGGCCAACAAGGAACACATGCGCCGCATTAACCGCGAAGCATTGGCCGGGATTATGGCGGTAGGCATCAGCGAGGAACAGGGCAAGGCGCTGATAAAGGCGATTGCGTCCGGCGCTGTTCAGCATGTGTCGATTTCGTATTAAGAGGCGAATGTCATGACAAGAAAGCGACCCGAACCGCTCCACCTGACCCCTGTCACCGTCACCGACGACCTTGCCGGATTCCACGCCGAATCCGGCTGCGGCAAGCAGGCATTCAGCGCCACATCGGCGCGGGATGCCGTTGAGCAGGTGGCGCGGATACTGGGGATTGACTTCCGTGATGTGTTTTTCGCGAGACAGGGAAACGCGTCGACTTATGTGATTCGGAGAAGGGTATGACCCGCCGCTTCTGGACCGACTACGAACGCGCCGAACTGTCACGGCGCTATCCCAATGAATTGACCGCGGTCATCGCCTCCGACATTGGGCGCACCGAACAGCAGGTCTGCTACGCCGCGCACAAAATGGGCCTGAAGAAGTCGCCGGAGTTTCTTTCCAGCCCTGAATCCACGCAGTTCAAAACCGGACACGCGCCGACGCAGTTCAAGCCGGGTCTGGTGCCGTGGAACAAGGGGATTGCGGGCAGCACCGGCAACCACCCGAACACGAAGGCCACGCAGTTCAAGCCGGGGCGCAAGCCGGAGGAAGCGCGAAACTATCGCCCCGTCGGCAGCGTTCGCGTGACGCGCGACGGCTATCTGGAGCGCAAGATCACGGACGATCAATCCATTGCACCGGCACGGCGCTGGGTGGCTGTCCACCGGCTGGTCTGGGAAGCCGTCAACGGTCCGGTGCCGAAGGGTCGGATCGTCGTATTCCGCCCCGGCATGGCCACCACCGACCCCGACCTGATCACGATTGACCGGGTTGAGATGATCACCCGCGCCGAGAACATGGCGCGAAACACCATCCACGCACGGGATGAGGAATTGCGCGAGCTGTCCATGCTCAAGCGCCGCCTTACCCGCGCCGTCAACAAGAGAATCCGTCATGAAGAACAAACACCAAGACCTTAATAACCACCTGTTTGCGGCCCTGGAAGCGCTGCACGATCTGGAAAACCCGATGGACGTGGAGCGCGCCAAAGCCATTGCGATGGTTGGAAACACACTCATCGCCAGCGCCAAGCTGGAAATCGAGATGCGGAGGATGACCGATGGCATCGCGGATTCCGGATTTTTTGTCAGCTCCAACCAACCGAAGCAGGTGCGCCATGAACATTGAAGAACTGAAGCGGCTGGCGGGGGCGCATCGCCTTGCTGATGTTACGCCCGCCGCCATTCTGGAGTTGATCCGGCAGCGCGACGAACTGATGGAGGCGCTGAAAGAAGCCCGCGAACTTGTCGAGGATTGGGGCGCATATGCACCGGCCTACATGCAGGAAAAGCATGACCTTGAGGGTGATATGAACAAACTGGATGCGGCCATCGCCCGCGCGGAGGCACCATGACCATCTCCATCCACCTCCACGACATCCGCGACCACGACCGCATCCAGAAATCATTTGAAACGTGGGCGCAGCAACAGGGCTTCAAGGACTTGACGCAATCCATGGGCCGCTACAACCGCGCCGTTGTGCGCTGGATGTGGGAGGCGTGGCAGGAACAGGCCGAGAAGATAGATGACATGGCGGCAGCACTTGAGCGCGCCCACAACCGGCAGACAGGGCTGCTGAAGCAGTGCCACGACATTGATGCACGACGAGCCGCAGCAGTCGCCCAGGCTGCATCGTTGGCCGCTGAAGTTGAGCGGCTGAACCTGATAATTTCGCGTCTGTCCGTTGAGGGGCAGGACGCGGTGGAGATGTGAGATGAGGATGGAAAAATGAAAATCGACGGGTATGACGCGCTCGACAGCGCATGCAAGAAACGGTGGTGCTGGAGCCCCGGCAACTACCAGCACCGTGGCGCCTGCGGATCGGGCGGCAGCCGTAACACCTGCATGACGACGCGCTGCTGTCTGGAACGGGCATATCGCGGCTGCCCCGATCCTGTGCCGGAACCTGGGGCGCCGGCACCGTGGGGTGAAGTGACGCCCAACGCATAGCTAAGGGGCGCGCGGCTTTTCGCGCGTCCCGCTTGAGCGCCGGGTTAGGTTCCGTGGTTGATAACGAAACACAAAATAAATGTAAAAAGTTCTTTACTATCGTTTGATTGCGCACTACAATAACTACATCAACTCAACAAACGAAGGAGAAACAAAATGTTCTACACACAAGCAACCCTCGGAAAAATTAACAAAGACGTAGTGACCTACTTTGAAACAGAAGCAGCAGCAAAGCGTGCGGCAAAGCGCCAAGCAAAAGACAAGGATTACACGGCGGTCTGGTACGGCAACCCGAACCGGATGGAAGCAAGGGTTCAAGTTAAATGACAACCAGAGGCGGCCCAGGAAGGGGCCAAGGCCGCAAGCCCGTGAAGCAGGGAGAGGAAACGGTAACGATCTCCCTGCGCATGACGACGGCGCAGCGGGAAAAGCTGGCACGGCTGGGCGGTGCCGAATGGGTGCGGCAGAAGATTGACCGCGCAAAAGAAACATAACGCTTGAGGTATGCGGCGTGCGCAGCACGTCCGACATGAGTGAAATGTTATGCAGCAAGGATGGATTTATGAACAGAAAAGGCAGCGGAAACGAAACGCGATTCGACGGCGTGGCTACAAAAATTGATGCCGCCAGAAATTCAGCGCCGGGTATCGGTGTGCGATTGAAGTACACCCGCTGGTGCGAGAGGTGCGGGAAGGACAAGCCAGCGGCTGGTGCAAAGCAACTGATGCCGGGTGTTTTTCGGTGCGCTGACTGCTGCGCTGGTTTGCGGCATAACGCAATGTATACCGCAAAACCTGCAATATAGCGTGGCAACTTACACCACAAAAACAACCTCTACCGCACGCCAGCCGTGCGCGAGTAGCTCTGATAAAAATAGCGGCAAAGGACGCAAAATGAATGAACGAAAAAAGCTGATTGAACGACTGCGCTTGGACTACACCGCATCAACTATGGCCCTGACACTGATGCATCAAGCCGCTGACATGCTCGAAGCTGATGTGGAGCCAAAGTGCTCAGACCAAGCACCCCAACTACAGCGGCCAAGGCTGACTGATGATGAGATTTTCTCGATGTGCAGCGGGTACTCAGGAAACTACACAAGCGGAAGATTTGACTATTACAAGTTTGCCCGTGCAGTTGAGCGGAAAGTGAGGGGTGAAGCATGAGCAAGTACACACCAGGGCCTTGGAGGGTTATCCCAGAGCATGAAATGGTGATTGGCGCTGGAGATGCCACTATCGTGTATGAGTTGAACACGAACGAAGATGACGCACGCCTAATAGCCGCAGCGCCTGAGTTGCTTGAGGCGTTGAAGGAATGCG